AATATTTCTATTGGTGGGTTAATAACTTCTTCTCAATCATATTCGGGTATTGATTTTGCCTTTAGTGGTTATCACTCTTTTACAAGTATTGAAGATACTGTAACACTTCAAAACGAACTTAAAACAATTTTTGGAATATGATTTTTAGAGGTTTAATATGTAAAGATGACAATGAATTTAACGCAAAAAATGAAGCGTTGACTAATGCTATTCGATTAATTAAAGATGAAGATGATAATTTAATTTATCCTAATGTTGTTTATAGTGGTAGAGATGGCAAAGCCGATATTTACACAACAGAAGATAAACCAATTTTAACAGAACCAAAACAAGAGGACATTAAACAAGTTGCAATTAATTTAGGGTATGTATTTACTGATTTAGATACATCTATTATTAAAAAAGAGGAATTATAATTTAACTTAAAATATTAGTTTTACATAAAAATACAATAAAATGCCCAATAGCTATATTAAAGAAATTACACACTTATCAGACAAGCTAGGACAATCCCTGAAATTTAATACGCAACTTATAAAAGCTTTAGACTTATCAAATGAGGGTATAGCTATATTAAATGCTGATGGGAAATATATTTGGCTTAATCAAGCCCACGAAAAAATGTTTGGTTACGAGCATAAAGAATTAGTTGGACAAAGCTGGGAAGTTTTATATTCGCAAAGCTATCGGGAACATATTAAAAACAAAGTTTTTCCAATAATTGAAAAAAACAAAAAATGGAAAGGCGAAACAACTGGTGTTTTAAAAGATGGTAAAACACCAGTAAAACAGATGGTCTACTTAACTGCCTTAGATTGTGGGGGTTTGGTTTGCACTTGTATAAAAAATGATATTTAAAATGGACGGTTGGAACGAATATTCAAAGATGGTTTTGCACGAATTAAAAAGGTTAAACAACGCCCTTGAAAAACTTGAAGAGGGTCAAAAAACGATAGAAAAAGATATTGTAAGGCTTCAAACAAAAGCTACTTTTTGGGGTGCTGTTGGTGGTTTTATAATAGCTTTAGCAACTAATTTAATTTACTGGGTAATAACAAGCAAACAATGAAATTAATTATAGATAGATTAAACGAAGGCGAAAAGCAAACAGAATCTTTATTAACAGTATTGAATGAAAAAGAAGAAACGATTTTTAACTGCTATACTTTGGAATTACCTTGGAACGACAACAAAAAACAAGTCAGTTGTATTCCCAAAGGAAAATATAATGTTGAAAAAAGACAGTCTACAAAATACAAAAATCATTTTCACGTATTAGATGTACCAAATAGAAGCTATATTTTAATCCATCAAGGGAATTATAACTGGCATACTAAAGGCTGTATTTTAGTAGGAAAAACCTTAACAGATATTAATGGAGATGGTTTAAGAGATGTTACAAGCTCGGTAGCTACAATGAACAAATTAAATAAGATATTACCAAACTACTTTAAATTAGAAATAAGATGAAACTACAAGAAATAATATTAGATATAATAGGAATAATTTTAGTGTTATTATCAATATACGACTTCTATTTTAGAGAAGCTGATTTTATGCAATCTACAATAATAGGAACAGCTGGATTAAGCTTATTTATCTTAGATGGTTCTGCTGTTAAAAAATATATTACAAAACTTATAAATAGTAAATTAAAATAACTATATTTGTTCTTTCATAGTTTTTAAGTTTTAAGGGGTTGTATCAAAAAGTTGAACAACCCCTTTTTTATTTAAAAAATAATATTATATTTACAAAAACTAAAAATTAACAATATGAAATGGATAAACGTAAAAGATGAATTACCAGACTATGATAAACCAATTATAGCATTAAAAAAATCAGATAATAGTATTTTAAATTGGTTGTATGGTTATGGTAATAAAATATTTATAGGAAGATTGGTTAGTTGTGAAATAACAAGAGGTAATAAAAAATATACTTGGGAATTTAATAATTTATATTGTTTTACTGATGTTGAATATTGGATGCCATTCCCAGAAAAGCCAAATAAATGAAAAACTACATAATAATAGCACTTTCAATTTTAGTAGTAATACTTTACTTACTTAAAGGTTGCAACAAACCAATACCAGCAAAAGAAATAATAGTAAGAACAACAGATACTATTTACAAGTCAGATACTATAATTAACTATGTTGAAAAGAAGCATACTAATTTAACTCCTACAATAATAATCAAAGATACATCATTTAAACACGATAGAATTGATTTAAGCGACACTTCTATATTTTGGAGTACTTATATATATAAAATAAAAGATAGTTTATTAGAAGCGACTATTTCGGCTTATTCACAAACACGACCTCAAATAGATTTAAGCTATAAACTAAAAAGCTTTACTATTAACGATACTATACTAATTAAAGATAGTGTTTATAAAGAATTAAGAATTGATAAGAACAAGCTTTATTTAGGTTCTGAAATGTTAGTTTCTCCTTTGCTTAGTCAAGCTTATATAGGAGCTTCATTTGAACATAAAAGAGGACATTTATTTAACTTAGATGTTGGATATGATTTTAACAACCAACAAAGATTAATTAAAGTAGGTTATAAACGTAAATTAAAACTATGGAAATAACAGATAAAATAACTATTACTAATGAGGATAATATGGAGTTAATGGCTCGTTATCCAGACAACTATTTTGATTTAGCAATAGTTGACCCGCCTTATGGGATAGAAAGATTTAAAAAAGGTGGTAGTATAATAAATAAGCATGGAGATGAAACGAGATTATGGAATAATGAAAAACCTACTAAAGAATATTTTTACGAATTATTTAGAGTGTCTAAAAATCAAATAATTTGGGGGGCTAATAACTTTAATTTACCTACAAGTGAATATTTTATTATATGGCAAAAGGGAAATGCTTTAGATTTTAGTTTTGCTATGGTTGAACAAGCTTGGACTAATGTAAAAAAACCTGCTAAACTTTTCAAACATTTGCACGTTCAAAATAGAGAAAAAAGAATACACGTGACACAAAAACCAGTTAAACTTTACGAATGGATTTTAGATAACTACGCTAAAGAAGGCGACAAAATACTCGACACGCATCTTGGTAGCGGAAGTATTGCGATTGCTTGTCATAATAGAAAATTTGATTTAACCGCGTGTGAATTAGACAAAGATTATTTTGAAGCTTCAATTAAGCGAATTAAAAACCACGTAGCACAACAAACTTTATTTTGAAATAATAAATACACAAAAGATTAAAACTATGGAAAAATTAAGCAAGAAAAATAAACAATATTTAATTGATTTATATAGTTCTGATAGGTCAAGAAAAGAAATAGAAAAAGAACTATCTGAATTGTTTGATGTTTCTGAAAGGACAATTAGACGTTACGCTATGAAATTAGGTTTAACGTTTAACCAAACAGATGTTGAAGATGAAAAAATAATGGTTTACGATATTGAAACTTCGAGAGTTAAAGCCGATGTTTGGAGTACTGGTAAACAATACATTAATCATACTCAATTAAGAAGCGAAACAACTATTATTTCTATTGCTTGGAAATGGTTAGGAGCTGATGAAGTTTACCATTTAACTTGGGATGAAAATCATTGCGATAAAGCAATGGTAACTGAATTTCTAAGACATTATAATAAGGCTGCAATGGTAATAGGTCAGAATAATAATTCATTTGATAACAAGCTTATTAATACAAGAGCAGCAAAGCATAAATTACACGTTGATAGATTTGTAAAAAGCTTTGATATTTACAGAATGGCTAAACGTTACTTTAGATTACCAAGTTACTCAATGGCATATATGGCTAAGTATTTTGGTTTAACTTTAAAACAGAGCCACGAAGGAATTTGGATGTGGGAACAGATAGAATATGGAACTAAAGAAGAACAAGAAGAATATTTAGCTAAAATGGTTGAGTATAATAAAGGAGATATAGTAACAACTGAAGAACTTTATTTGACTTTAAAACCTTATTTCGCATCTGTAACTAACAAAGCTGTTTCAAGTGGTTTACCTAAGTGGGGTTGCCCAGTAAGTGGTTCATTAAATGTAAAGCTTTTAAAAACTATATTTACAGAACAAGGAACAGTACAAAGAATTTTATATTGTGAAGATTCAAAACATCAATACAAAGTAAATAATAAAACGTATCAAGATTTTTTACAAAGAGCATTAACTAAAAACTATTAATTATGAAAATTAGAGATATTAAAAACAAAGAATTAAGAGAATTAGCAAAAAGTAGAATTGATAAAGATTGGAATTATAATAGGTTTTTAAGAACAAATGATTTAGACGATGCTTTTGAATGGTCTAACACCAAAGAACAAGATGATTTTTGGGATAAAGTAAATGATGGAAAAATAACCGAACTACCAAAAGAAGAAAGAAAACAAGAAATACTTTCAAAAGAAGAAGTAAACAAACTTATTTCTAAAGAACTTGACAAGTTTAAGAATAAATTAATTCAAAAAAACGAAGATTATAATAATTCTCTACATAAAAAAAATATATTTGGTCAAGACCCTTTAGAGGGGTTAAAAGCTCGTATGAGTGATAAATTTAATAGAATAATATCTAAGGGGTTTGACGATAAAACAGAGGATTCTATGGAGGATTTATTCGGTTACTATATACACTATAAAATAATGACTAAAAAATGATTCACGTATCAATATTTATAGTAATAGACGTTCAAGAAGATTCTGAAGGATATGTTTGTCCTTGTTTCTTTGATGAAGAAACACTTTTAGAAGAATATCCAGATTGTAAGTATATTGAAGTAGAAATTGACAACTTTAATATTAACTTAAATTAAAATTTATCTTCTTAATTTACAGCCAGTTATTAAATTAATTGGCTTTTTTTTGCTATAATATTTTTTTAATATAAAAATAAGTCTTTAATTTGCTTTGAACTTAAAAATTAAGACTATGGAGATAACCGATAAGATAACTATTACTAATGAAGATAATATGGCTTTAATGGCTCGTTATCCAGACAACTATTTTGATTTAGCAATAGTTGACCCGCCTTATGGGATAGGTATAAGTGGTCAAAAGGAAAATAAGAAAGGAAAAAAATCAGATAGAAAATACCACGAAGACAAAGGATGGGATAATAACATTCCTCCAGCTGAATATTTTAAAGAGTTGTTTAGGGTAAGTAAAAACCAAATAATTTGGGGGGCTAATTACTTTGTTGAGCATTTAACAGAAGGGCATAAAGGATGGATTATTTGGGATAAGGCACAACACGGTTTAACTATGAGTGATTGTGAATTAGCTTATAGTAGTTTTGATTGTGCTACACGTATTTACAAAAAGAATAGAGCTATATTAATTAAAGAGGGTGGAACTATACACCCAACACAAAAACCAATACAACTTTATGAATGGCTTTTGGATAATTACGCTAAAGATGGAGATAAAATACTCGATACACATTTGGGAAGTGGCTCGATTGCAATAGCTTGTCATAACAGAAAATTTGAGTTAACAGCTTGTGAATTAGAAAAGGATTATTTTGAAGCAGCAATAAAAAGACTTAAACAACATCAACAACAATTAACAATTTTTTAATTATGATACAAAGCAAAAAATATAGTTTAATCGAAGCAATTTCAAATACCATAATTGGTTTAATAACTTCTTTTATAATTCAAATAATAATTTATCCTTTATTAAATATTGAAGTTAGCATCGGACAAAATATTTTAATAACATTTATTTTCTTTACAGCTTCAATAATTAGAGGATATTTTGTAAGAAGATTATTTAATAGATTAAAATGAAACAGTTTAATATATTTGGAACAATAGACGAATTAAATGATAACAATGAAATAATTAACAACTTAGAAACTATGAAAAAACATTATTTAGCAACAAAGATTTTAACAGACATTAGTAAATTCTATACTTCAAAATTTGGAGTATTTGAATACTGCAATCAAAAGCTTTTCTTTCATTCAGATAGTAGCTTTGAAATAGAATTTATATTTACTCCAGAGCTTTTAGTTGAAGAAATTTATGAAGAATTTACTTTAGAAGTAGAACGTTATTTAGATAACAAAAAAATTGATTATGATTTTTTATTTTCAAAAACTAAACTTAATATTGTATGCTAATATTTGAGGTTAACAAAGTGAAGTTTAAACTTACTGGGACACGTTTTTTTGAATACGAATGTGAAGAAACTACAAAGCAAATATGGTACTGCGATATTAAAAACCTATCTAATAACAAAACTAAAGTAAACGTAAACTATGACAAAATTAAAAAATACATTGACTAATTATGCTATAAAATTAGCTGATGCTGGTTTTTCAATAATTCCAGTTTCAGAAGATAAACGACCTTCTGGAGCTTGGAAAAAATACCAAAAGGAAAACAGAACACCAGAAGAAGTTGAAGCCCTTAAAAGCCCTTTGTATGGCTTAGTAACTGGTTTTAACAACTTAGAAGTTATTGATGTTGATTTAAAAGTATTTAGTTCTTTAAAAGAACAACAAGACTTTTGGAAGGAATACACTAATTTCTTAAAAGATAATATTGATGACTTTGATTTAAAATTTGTTATCTATAAAACAGTTAATCGAGGTTATCATATACTTTACAAGTGTAAAGAAGTAGCTGGTAATTCAAAGATAGCTAAGTTAAAAGGACAAAAAGAATGCGTAATTGAAAGCAGAGGAGTTGGTGGAATGGTTGTAATGTATCATAATCAAATTTCAGAACTTGCTTACCACGAAATTAAAGAAATAAGCTTAGAAGATAGAGCTATATTGTGGGAGGTTTCAAAGTCTTTTAATTTTATTGAACAAGAAATTGAGCAACCTAAAAAAGTAAAAAAAGAATATATTGAAACAGAATTAACTTGCTGGGATGACTATAATCAAAAAACAAATATTTTCGATATTGTTCAAGATGAATTTAAAGTAGTAAGACAATTAAACGATAAGTATATTATT